CTGAGTATCACTGTGGACAGCGTTTTATGCGGTTCGTTGTTATTATGTGCGGCGTGATGGGGTTTAAATCGATGGGTCCTTTGTAAGCTATAAACGACCCAGATCGACCTTTCAATATCTTTCAAATAAAAAAAATTTCATATATAAAAACGAGCTCAAAAGGTCGTGTATGGAAAAAAAATCTCACAGGTTAAAAGTGCCCGTAAGGTTCGATCCTGTGACTGATGAGTATGTACTGTCTCTCCCTGAGAGCTTCTGTAATGAATTAGATTGGTATGAAGGAACAGAGGTCATAATGACTCTTGATGTCGATGGTATTTTTCTAGAAGAAGAATATGAGGAGTAATGTTTATTCATGGGGTCCTCCAATATGGAAGACCAACTTGAAAGAAATCATTGTAGATGAACTTTTAACTAGAGGGAATCAAGTCAGGCATAATGAGAAATTAAATGCCGAACATGATTTGGCAATGAACACTCATGATGAATGGCAATACACCTCAGAGGATATGCAATGGTTCTCTGAGCATATTGAAGATAAGATCAAAGACTATATGAACATCTGGTCGGAACACTTAGACCGACCCGTTCAAACATTCAAGTTTAAGATTGAGAGTCTTTGGATCAATTATATGAAAAAGAATGATTTCAATCCATTGCACGAACACTCAGGAAATATAAGTTTCGTTCTGTATTTGAATGATGTAGAAGAGCTTAAAACGGAGAGACTAAGATATAAGCAAAAGGATACTGGACCAGTTCCTGGTACAATCATGTTTGCTCATGACGGGGACAGAAAGTTCTTCTACCCAAAGAAGGGCGATCTTCTTATCTTCCCCGCCAATCTTATGCATATGGTCGTTCCATTTAGGAGCGACATCGAAAGGATCTCAGTCTCAGGCAACATATTACTCTAGTTGACTGGGACTATATAAACTGTTAGAATGATGAAGCGTAATTAATCATTATGGCTAAAGGATTTACTGTAAAAGCAAAAGCACCCCAAACAAAAGACAAAGAACCTGAATGGGATTACGATAAGGCTCGCGAGATGCTCAAAGGCAAGGCAATTGTCTTCTGTATGCCAGGTCGCGGATGTTCTTATCAGTTCCTCAAGAGTTTTCTGCAACTGAGTTTTGACTTGGTTCAAATGGGGGCAAGTATTCAGATCAGTCAAGACTATTCCTCTATGGTCAACTTTGCACGGTGCAAGTGCCTTGGAGCGAATGTTCTTCGTGGTCCCGATCAGGTTCCCTGGGACGGCAAACTGAAGTATGACTATCAACTGTGGATTGACTCGGATATTGTTTTTAATACTGAGAAGTTCCTGCAACTCGTTCTTATGGAGAAGGACATTGCAGCTGGTTGGTATATGACTGAAGACGGTCGTACTACCTCTGTTGCTCACTGGTTGGATGAGGGCGACTTCCGTAATAACGGTGGCGTCATGAATCACGAGACTGGTGAAACCATGACTAAGCGTAAGAAGCCCTTCACTGTGGACTACACAGGTTTCGGATGGGTTCTGATTAAGAATGGAGTCTTCGAGCACGAAGAGATGAAGTATCCCTGGTTCGCCCCGAAGATGCAAGTCTTTGAGTCTGGCGATGTTCAGGACATGTGCGGAGAAGATGTGAGTTTCTGCCTTGACGCTATCGAAGCTGGATTTGAGATCTGGTGTGATCCCCGTATCAGGGTTGGTCACGAGAAGACTCGGGTCATCTGATCGACCCATGGAAGTCTACACAATCTTCGTTGATAGTAGGCAGACTCATACCGATGTAAGTGAGGATGAGTTCTTTGATATAATGGAGGAGTATGCTCTGTCATTCTATGAGACGGGCACTCCTCATCCTGATTCCGTTACACACATTATTAGAGATTTAGATGGCTAAGGTAAAAAAATCGTTGCTCGGCGGCACATTTATTGAGTCTACCCCCAAAAAAACTCGTCAGGGTTCTGGCAAGAATACAAAACTTAGCGCGACGAGCGCGAACGCGGCTCGTAAACGGTATCGTGGGCAAGGTCGGAAATGAGTCAATTAATCGTCAACCTTCCTCCCCAGAAAGTATGGGTAAGGAAAGAGTATCTTAGAGATTTTCAAGATGGGTTTGGCGAATTTGTAGAGGGCGTCTGGGTATCGGCAAAGTCGATCCCTGGACGCGCTTTTTATTTTGAGACATACTTACCCAAGTATGCTGCAATGTTCGACAAGCTTCCTATCTCTGCATTTTTATCCCGACCAGAGACGCCTGATCCTGATCTAGACCTACCTAACCTACAGTTCTGGAACTGCATGGACTATGGCGTCAGATGCCTTGAGAAGCAGTTTATTGGGTCAATGGACTTCCAAGTACGCACACGCAATTTCGGCACCCTTAACGGCGAATATTGCTTCACTCTAGACAACTTCCACCCAGACACAGACACTACAAATACTAATGTTAGTGAAATTCCTGAGGAACATAAGTCTCATAACTGTATTGAGCTGGAAAATGGGCAATTTTGCTTGTATCCCAACAATCGAACACGAATCTTTGACCTCTCTATAACCCCCGAAACGCCGCTCGTGCCCGACTTTAAGGTCAGTACCAGGTATTTCCAAGTAGAGAACGGTATTAGATGGGGTAGGCTTGGTGATTGTGAGGAATACTTCTGGGAGACAGAATCAGAAAAGACAGAATAAATAGCAAAATATGGTGTTTTCTCATGCCACATGACTTCTTAGACAATCTTGCTGCTCATCAGCACGAAAAAATGCTGAGAGAAGTAGTCGGTGATCATAAACATGATCTCAAAAGGCAGACTTTACTGCACGAAGAGATCAGAAATGACGAAGATTATGATGATTGGGACTACGGAACTGAACCTAGTTACGGAAAGCCTCATAAATAATCTCGATATATAGTGCCATTACATGGCTTCACAGTCCTCTAAAGCATTTAAAGACATTAGTTTGTCTTTTCAACCCCATCCAGTAACTGGAGATATCCCAGTTCTGAAGAATGAGGATGCTATTAAGAGGGCTGTTCGTAATTTAATTGAAACTAGTGCAGGCGAGAGACCATTTAAGGATGCTCTTGGCACTGGTGTTCGTGATGCGTTGTTTGAATTCATCGATTTTCCTACTGCATCAGTAGTAGCGCAACAAATTTTCGATGTTTTGAATGGTTTTGAGGGAAGGATTGACAATGTTATTGTCAATGTAGAGCCAAGACCCGAAGATCATTCCTTTGAAGTGCAAATTTCATACGATATTATTGGTGATTCTTTCCCCAAACAGGAATTTGAGTTCTTGTTAGAAACAACTAGGTAGATAAAATGCCCTTCACTAAGTTCACAAACCTAAATTTCGACCAGATTAAGGAATCTATCAAGGATTACCTCCGATCTAACTCGGATTTTAGTGATTTTGACTATGAAGGTTCTAATATGTCGGTGCTAATCGATGTATTAGCATACAATACCTATATTACAGCCTTCAATAGCAACATGATTGCTAACGAAGCTTTCCTTGATTCTGCCACTTTGAGAGAAAATGTCGTCTCTTTGGCAAGAAACATTGGTTATGTACCGAGATCTAAGACAGCTCCCTTAGCAATTATCGATTTTGACTACCCATTTAACGGAAATAGCAATACTGTAACACTAAAAGCTGGTTTAGCAGTAGTTGGAGTCATCAATGACACCAATTTTGTCTTCTCTGTACCCGAAGATATCACTGTAACTAGTCCAATTGATGCTGGACAGAGCCCAACATCGCAAAATCCCGCTAGAACTGCCAAGTTTAGAGGAGTTTCGGTCTATCAAGGCACATTTTTAACAAGAAGCTTCATTTCTAACGGAAGTTCAGAGCAAAGATTCCTCTTAGACAACCCAGGAATCGACTTAGATACCCTAAAAGTCACTGTAAGACGGTCTGGAGCGTCTGCTGGTCTCCAATTCTCCAAAGTTGACAATATTATCGATGTAACTAGTGGGTCAAACATCTATTTGATCCAAGAAACGGCAAATGAGACCTATGAGATTCTCTTTGGCGACGGTATTTTTGGTACAAAGTTGAATAATGGCGATCAGATCGATGCTTCGTTCATTCTGACTGATGGAAAATCAGGAAATGAGGGTAAAAACTTCTCATTCTCTGGCAGAATTGTTGACGACTCTGGTAATCCTGTCGCAACACCCTCTACAGTCAATGTAATCACCTCTCAGCCTGCCCGTAATGGCGGCGACATTGAGTCAATTGACTCCATACGATACTTTGCTCCTAGACTCTATTCAGCGCAGTCTAGAGCGGTCACACCGAAGGATTACGAAGCTATCGTTCAAGACATTTATCCTAACGCAGAGTCCATTTCTGTTGTTGGTGGAGAAGAATTAGACCCACCAGAATTTGGAACTGTAGTTTTAAGTATTAAACCCAAAGGCGGAACATTTTTGTCCGACTTTACGAAGACAACTATTCTATCACGACTGAAGCAATATGGTATTGCAGGTATCAACCAAAGAATCAAAGATCTGCAGATTCTTTATGTTGAACTTGATGCCTCTGTCTACTACAACAATAGTATTCTAGATGATGCAAATAGTTTGAAAGGAGAAGTTACAGAATCTCTTACACAATACGGCAAATCTACTAATCTGAACGCATTTGGAGGTAGATTCAAGTATTCCGAAGCTCAAAGAATCGTTGATCAGACTGATCCTTCGATTACCTCCAACATTATGAAGGTAACTATGAGAAGAGACCTCAAAGCTCTTGTCAATCAGTTTGCTCAATATGAATTGTGCTTTGGTAATCAGTTCCACATTCTAGAAGGTGGCGGAACAATCAAATCCACTGGATTCCAGATTGATGGATTCCCAGAAACTGTGTATATTTCTGATATTCCTAGAGATGATGGAAGATTTGGTGATCTTGCTATCTTTAAACCTTCACCTGCAGCAGGTGAACCCGCCACAGTTGTTGTTAAATCTGCAGGAATTGTAGATTATCTTAAAGGTGAAGTAATTATTAACACAATTAATATCGATGGCACAGTTAGGGGTAACAATATCGTTGAAATTCAGGCTTATCCTGAATCAAACGATGTGATTGGATTAAAGGATCTTTATCTTGCATTAGACATGTCAAATACCAAGATAAATATCGTGAGAGACACGATTTCCTCTGGTCAGCAAATTTCTGGCATTGGCTATCAAATCACTTCTAGTTACTCCAACGGAACGCTAATCAGACAGTAGGATGATCGAAACATATTCGCCCCTAAGTCCTCGGGTTAAAACCTATCAGACGGTAAGTCAGACGATACCTGAGTTTGCTACTGCTGAAAATCCGTATTTCACAAAATTTTTAGAGCAATATTATATTTCTCAAGATTTTCGTGGTGGTCCAGCTGACATCATCGAAAACCTTGATGCTTACATTAGTTTAGACAATTTAACCAAAGATGTAATCAGAGGAACCTCTTCTTTGGGGTCTTCTATCACTGCTACTGACGATACTATCGTTGTAGATGACACAGATGGATTTCCTGAAAAGTTTGGTCTCTTACAAATCAATGATGAGATCATTACTTACACTGAAAAGACCCAAACTTCTTTTATTGGGTGTACTCGTGGATTCAGTGGCATCACATCTTACAGAAGAAGGAATGATCCCTCAAGTTTAATCTATGAGGACACTACTGCTGCAGCTCATGAGTCTGGTGCAAGTGTTAATAACCTCAGTTCTTTATTTTTAAAAGAATTTTATAGAAAATTAAAAGCAATCTATGCTCCTGGTCTGGAAGGTGTAACTTTATCACCAGATTTGAATGTAGGAAACTTTATTAAGGAAGCTAGAAGTTTATATGAATCAAAAGGAACTAGAGCTTCCTTTGTCATTTTATTCAAAGCGTTATTTGGTCTCGAACCAAAAATTAATGACCTTGAAAAATATCTAATTAAACCGTCATTTGCAAATTATGTCCGTAGGAAGAGTATTTCTGTAGAAGTGCTCTCAGGAGATGTTCTTAAGATTGCTGGTGAGACTCTATTCCAAGATAATGACGAAAACAATGATAAAATCAATGCAGCTTCTGGTCCTATCTCAGAAGTAACTCAAATTAGAGATAATTTTTATAAGTTATCGCTTTTTACTGGTTTTGATGAACGATCACTAACTGATGGTACATTTGTTGTTGCTGGTAGAACTAAAAATGTAGGAAAAGTTGGTTTGGGTGCAACTGTATTGACAGTTGACTCTACCATTGGTTTTTCTACTGCAGGAACACTCCAAATCGGGTCTTCTTCAGACAATTTTTATCAAGAACTTAATTATACTACAAAAAGTGTAAACCAGTTTTATGGTGTTGATACAACTACCGTAGAAATTCCCGATAATTCGACTGTTAGTGCTCCTACAGTTGTATATGGTTATGAAAATGGTGATTTAACCAAAAAAGTAGAAATGAGAGTCACTGGACTCATTTCTAAGTTTAAATCTAACCAACCTCTTCGTAATTTAAACTATGGGTCTGATATTCGAGTAAGAAATTTAGGTAGATATTTTGATTCTGATGCTGGAACTTATGAATCTACATTTTTCAACAGCTGGATTTATAATACATCAACTAGATTCTTAATTGAGACCGCTTCTGGTTCAAATTTCACTATTGGTGGGTATGTTGATCCTAATTCGTTAAATGTTGGCGATACTGTGGATATTCTTCGTAGAAGAGAAACCACTGTGGTTGCCTCGGATCTAAAAGTAACAAATATCAATAGAATTACTAATTCAGTTACCGTTAGCGGTAATGTTGGTACTCTTGATCCAAATTTTGATCATGATTTAATCAGAAGACAGAAAAAAGCAACATCTACTATCGTTCCTATTCTTGGTGGCGACGAGCAGTTGTTAGCTGATATCAATAATGCTTATATTTCCGACGAATCCGTATCTGCGAGTGGAAAACGCGAAGCTTTTGTTGCATCTAGCTCTCTTCCCAGCTATCCTATCAACATTGATAAAGTTCACGCCAAATTAACTAATCCAACTCTTGCATTAGGTAACTGGCAGGGATTTGATTCTGTTGAGAATGGATATTCTATTATTTCATTCAACAATGCCGTTCCTTTCCAGACTGGTGATGAAATTGCGTATGTTCCTGGAGCAGGAACCCCTGGAATCGGTGGAATTGATCAAGGTAAGACATATTTTGTTGAGGTTCAATCATCTAACAACAAAATTAAGCTTTTTCAGTCAAGATCGTTTATTAAAGCTAATCTTCCCCTCTATTTCTCACCTCCACTTTCTGGAAACACTGGAGAGCATGATTTTGTTCTTGCATCCCAAGCAAGAAGAAGTATTTTCCCATCTAGACCAGTTCGTCGCTTCGTTTTAGAGCAAGATCTTACTAGTGGTAAAGAATTGCAGACAACATCTGAAAGAACTGCAGATGGTAACACTGCGATGCTTGTAAATGGCACAGAAGTGCTGAATTACAAGGGTGCAGATGTGGTTTACTTTGGTCCACTTGAGAGACTGAATATTTTAAATTCTGGACAAGATTATGATGCTCAAAATCCACCAAACATCATTATCACTGACGAAAATGTCAGCGTAGCTAATACTGCAGGTGCAGTAGCTGTGGTTAGTGGTAGTGTAAAGAATATTTTTATTGACCCATCAGAATTTGATATTGACAAGGTTACAAGTATTGAAATCTTTGGTGGAAACGGTTCTGGAGCGATTGCAAGGGCATTCTTAGAAGAAAGATTTAGAGAAGTCTTCTTCTCTGGTGTCAGCACCAACCTTGGTGGTAATACACGCTCTTTTAACGATACCATTGCCTTTAGTAATGATCATAACTTCTCAGATGGTGAAAAAGTCATCTATGACAGTAATGGTGGGGCAAATCTTGGTATTGGAACAACTGGACCAGCGGATGCAACATTATCTCTTTTCAATGGTCAAGTATATTTCGCCAATGTCAAGAGTCCTAAAATTATCTCTTTACACAACAATAAAAACGATGCTGTTACAGGTGTCAACAGCATTACCTTTGATGAGAACGCTCTCATAGCTAATACTGGTGTTCACTTCTTTAGAACAGCAGAACAAAGAACAACAATTGGCAAATTAATCGTTGAGGATCCTGGTGAAGGATATTCCAACAGACATCTTGCTGTAAAACCTGCTGGCATCAATACAGCAAACAATTGGGTCTATTTTGAGAGACATGGTTGGAAAAATGGTGATATTGTAAATTACACCTATGATACAACTCCAGTAAGTGGTATTGACTCGTCTAAACAGTATAAAGTTCTCAGATTAGATGAGAATAGATTTAGACTTGCAGAAGCTGGTAATAAAGGCGATAAAGTAGGAATTTTAACTAATTTCTTAAAACATGACAATGTTATCTTTGAAACTCCTGGATCTGGATTCCAAAGATTCTTTAGTCCTGAAATTAAGTGCAATGTTAACATTCTGACGAAAGATAGTCAAGAAAAGACACTGGTTGCCACTCCTGTCGTTAGAGGTGAGATTGTAGACATTCTTCTCTACGAACCAGGTAGAAACTATGGATCAAACATCGTAAGTTTCAATAATTCTCCTAATATCTCCATTCCTTTTGGATCTCTTGGTCAAATTGGTTTAGTGATTTCAAATGGAAAAATTAGTGATGCTTTTGTTCAGAATGGTGGTGATGGATATACTGGACCGCCAGATTTAGAAGTTGTTAGCGTAGGTGCTACTGCAAGAGGTGGTATTCTTAGAAGTGTTGTATCTGGCGGCAAAATCACCGATGTTAAGATCATTTCTAGTGGCGTTGGTTATGCAGATACTACAACTAGCGTAAGTGTGCTTCCTGTTGGGGAAAACTTTAAATGTGAAGCTGCTATTAGACCAATTATTGTCAGTACAGCATTTGACTTAGATCAAGATGAAATGGCAGTGCTTTACCCTAATAATGAGGGTCTCGCTGTAAACTATGTTGGATATGGAAAATCATTTAGAGAATCTTTGGGTGATGATGGAAGTGGTCACTCTCCTATTATTGGATGGGCGTATGATGGTAACCCCATCTATGGACCTTATGGATTAGAAGATCCAGCTGATGTTCAGTCTGATGTTAAGAGAATGGTCTCTAGTTATGAGATTGTTTCTTCAAATATTCCAAATAGACCAGCTTCTTCAATTTTTCCATTCGGATACTTTGTTGATGATTATGTTTACACAGGATCTGGTGATCTGGATGAGCACAATGGTAGATTTACAAAAACACCAGATTTCCCACAAGGTATCTACGCATATTTTGCCACAGTAGATAATTTAAACAAACCAGTATATCCATTTTTCGTTGGTGATACTTATCGTAGTTTTGCTATCCCAGAAAATAATATTCAGGGTGTAATGCAAAACCAGGTTGAATTTGATTTTGAGGGATCAGAGTTAACCAGAAATGTAACTCCTTACAACTTGTTTGGTGATGGTGTCGAATACGATTATGTGTTCCAACCATACAAACTGGTTAATCAGGTATCAAATCCAGACAATCTGATTGTATCTTCTGTTGAAGGTTTTGATATTGAAAATCCTGGTGAGGGATATGCTGTTGGTGAGAACTTAATCTTTGACAATACTGGAACTGGTGGTCAAGGAGCTGATGCAGAAGTTTCTAGGATATTTGGTCCACAAATTAATAAAGTTGAAAGTGATAAGGTAACTCTTACGAATTGCCCAATTGTTCATACCAGAGATGGGGTCATCTTCCAGAATCTCCCATTCCATGATTTCCAAGCAAATGATGTAGTTGAAGTTACAGGTGTCTCTACTTTTGTCAGAAATCTTGAAGGATATAAAAAAATTGCAGTAACTGATTACAGTACAGTTGCAATTACAACTACCTATACAGGTATTGTTACTGACATCCATGTCAGATTTATTCCTCCTAATGTTTCTATTGGCGACTCTGTTGGTATTGGAACAGAGATTGCAAGACTTCTTGATACATTCTCGCGTACAAGAATTGGTCCGTTTATTAGATTAGAAAGACCCACTGGAGTTACTACTACAACAGAGTTTGTAGGAAGTGCAATCACATATTATCAAAATAAGTTTACAGTTCCTGTAGAGACTGATCCGTTTGAGTCTAAGTTCCAGGAAACTTTCTATTTCAATCCCAAAGAGTCTGTTGGTGTTGGAACCACTGTTGGTTTATCAACATCAGTCACGGTGACTGTTGGACCCAATACTGATACTGCCTCATTGATGTCGCAGAACCTCTATCTTGGTACTCATCCATTAGTTAACAATCAGAAGATCACCCTCAACAATAATGGCAACACTGCCATTCAAGCTACTAGGTCTGTGGATCCTTGGGTAACTCCTAGTGCTATCTCAGGAGACTTCTTTGTCACTCGATTTAGTAATGAATCTATCGGTCTAAAGACCACAACATCTTCTGATGAACTCTTCTTTGTCACAAATGGTGATGATTCGTATACTTATTCTATTGTAACGCAATATAAGCAAGAGACTGCAGATGCCACTAGAAGCTCAATTACTATTACAACGGAAAAGGAACATAATTTATCTGAAAAAGACACTCTTAACCTGGTTGTAAAACCTGGATTTGCTACAGGTATTGGAACATCCACAATGGTGGATATTAGACTTCTTGATGGGTTTGTTGTTGTAGATCCTGTTGAAATTCCTACCTCTGGAGTTAATACTGTTACCAATGTATTTAATGTAGAGAGACATAACTTACAAACAGGATTTAAGGTCCTGATGTATGGTGCGAGTGGTGTTCCAACTCAAGTCCCAGGTGGATTAACACAGAGACCATATTATGTTCTGAAAATTGATGATAATAATTTCCAGTTGACAAATACATATAGTCAGCTCTTTACAAATCCTCCTGAAGTTGTTGGTGTAACCAGTGCTGGATTTAATGGTCAAACAGTTAACCCAGTTAACCCTCCAATTAATGTTACAAGACAAAATGATATTGTTTTCAATTTGAGTGACCCAAGTCTTCTTGGATCTGAGCTGAAGATATTCTATGATGCAAATAATTTTAACGAATATGTTGGAACAGGTGATACGACAAACTTACAAGTTATTGGTGTAGGAACAGTTGGTATCGCAACTACCAATCCCTTAGATACTCCACGGAAGACTGTTACTTTTGATTCTAGTGTTACTCAAACTCTCTTCTATGCAATAGAAAAGGGTGGTTACATCGTAACCTCTGATAATGATGTTCTTGCTAATAATCAGATCCTTTATTTCAATAGTGGATTTACGGGAAATTATACAGTAACTGGAATTGGATCGACTACTATTACTGCCAATATTGCAGTAACTCCAGAGAGGTTGTCTTACTTTAGCGATGAATGTGATGAAATTTTCTACACCACAACATCTATTGGTGCTACTGGTGGTATTGCTAAGATTAGAATGCAAAGCGGTGGTATCAATTATGCCAAGTTACCTGGTGTAACTGGTGTCGGATCTACAGGTATCAGTGCAGTTATTAATCCAACTGGAGATAAAGTAAACCTTTTAGATTCAGTTAAAATTCCAACAGATGTATATGGTTATCCATCTGATGCCACACTGAGACCAGATGCATTCTTGCCCAGAATTGTTCAGGTTAAGAATGCAAATAAGCTGGTTGATGCACAAGTTGTATTTGGTGGAAAACAGTATCTTAATGCACCATCTTTGGTGGTATTTGATAAATCGACTGGAGAGATTGTTGATAGTGGTCTTATTGTTTGTGAACTCAGTGACTCTGCTGTAAACAGAGTTGAAGTTGTTGTAAATCCAAGAGGTCTTACTGGCAATGACTATGGATTAGCGCCATTACAAAATAGTAATGGTGTTGGTATTATTGAAGCTTTCAGTGATGTTGGTTTCCTTACTTGTAAGATTCAGACTCCTGTTCTTGGTTATGTAAACGAACCATTTGCAATTGGAGATGAAGTATTCTTAGAGGGTGTTAACTTTAACAATGATGGTGATGGATTTAACTCTGGCGACTATAAATTCCAAAACTTTATTATTGAGGACTATAACACTGCCACAAACCCAAGACAGGTAACATTCAGTTATTCTGGTCTTACTACAAATGTTGGTACTGGTGCAACTGTTATCCAAGGTTTTGGTCAAATTGTTAAAGCAGAAAATCTTGCTAAGTTTACTGTAACAAAACAATTCTCTGATTTCCAGTTAAATGAACCTCTGAGAAGAAATAATGATCTAGCTACAGACCTTGTTCTAGACTCTATTGATACTAAGACTGGTATTCTGGTTATTAGTGGTTCTACAAACCTTGAGATTGACGATAAAATTACTGGTACAAATAGTGGTGACCTTGCGGATGTTCAGGTCATCACTGGGTTTGATGGATATTTTGATATTGATTCTACGGTAACAGCGGATCTTGGTTGGTCTGATAATGTTGGTAAGATTAATGACGGCAACCAGTTCTTGCCAGATAATGATTATTACCAAAATATGTCTTACGCCATTGAAAGTGAGAAGACATATGAGGAATTAGTTAACTATGTAAATGATATTGTTCACCCAGCTGGATTTAAAAACTTTGCAAACACTCAGATCCTCTCTGTTGGTGATGCTGGTGAGTCTTTAGAGCCTGCAGATGATGCTGGTGGACTGGTTCTTGATTTTGTTTCTGATCCTTTAAGAGTTGATTCTATCTACAACTTCGACCGTGCAAGAGATATTAATGCCACTGCAACTGTATCTAAATTCATTCAGTTAGAATCTAATAGACTTTCTGACTTTATTCTTTGTAAGACCAACAGAGTTCTGCTTCATGATGACATCAGTCCTGAGTTTGTTAGCAATGAATCTAACGATCTTAGTGATGAAAGAACAGTTGCATCTATTATTGCGGGTAGAAACTTCTCTAGATATCTGATTCAAACCGTTCATGAAGCTCCTGATCCTAAGAAGAATCAATATCAGTTGAATGAGGCAGTTCTTATTACTATCAATAAGAATACCTACTTCCTCCAAAAGTCTCACATGGTTAATACTAACCAAGTTGGTCTTTCTACTGGTCTTGCACAATTCTTCAGTGTATTTGATGTTAATGCTAATCAAACTCAGTTAAGAATCAAACCATATGAGCCGTATGACACTGACTATGACATCAAGGTCATGCAGCAAGGTTTTGCTGCTGAGGTTGGATCTGGTATCGGCACACTTGGTATTGTAGAGAATATTTCCTCTAATAAAATTGTTTCCACAGGGACAACAACTAATATCATTGGTATTGGAACAACAACTGGATTTGTTGCTGGACTTGCACATTTTGTCATTGTTGACAAAGGTACAAATCACGCGGACTATGTAGAGCTTGCTCTGCAATATGATGGTGCTGACACATATACGACAGAACTGGCATCATTCAATACCAGACAGAGTTTGGGTGGTCTTTCAGCTGGTAAGTTCATGGGAACATTCACCAGTTATATTGAGAATGATGTATTCAAAGTTGACTATATTCATGATCAAACCAACAATTTGGATGTAAGATCTAAGACCATTACATTTAACGATAATATTGGTTTTGGAACTACATCTGTAAAACACTTCAACATTCCTTTCACACCAGAAGGTACTGAAAGAAGTGCAAGAATTATCGTCAGTGCTGCTGCTACGACTGGTATTACAACTGTTGTTGGTATTAATAGTACTGTTGATCTTTCTATGAAGTCCACAGTTCATGTGGCATATGGAAGCACTCAGACACTCCATCAAATATATGTACTCTCTGATCCAGCAAATCAAGACACATTCTTGTCACAACAACCGATTGCAGCAATTGGAACTACGACTGGTGTAGGTACATTTGGTGCTGGATTTGAGAATAATCAGGTATTACTCAAATGGTATCCTGATTCCAATGTATCTGGAATGGTGAGCATTAAAGCTTACAATGAAGTTCTTTATAAAGATCTTGACCCTAACGGCGATGTTACTGGTATTGGTTCTTTTGACTATGGTAAGGTCTTTGAGAATGTTGCTCAAAACACATATCTTGGTATTAATAACAGAAACATTCGCAGTTTTGAACTTAAGTATCAAGGAACTCCAATTTACGAGAGAGCAGTAAACCCTGCAAGTCCCTTAGAACTTAATAGAGAGAATGGAACATTCTCACTTAAACACTTCTTCTCTAATGCTGAAGAAATTAGTTATCTGGCAGATTCTAACTTGGTTGGTATTGCTGCAAGTGCTTTACGCTATTATCCAAGAGGATCTAGCGTTTCTGCAGAACTTCCAAGCACTGTATTTGTTATTAAACAAAACAATAACCAATACAATATTGCAACTACAATTGTTGAAGCAAGAGCTGGTCTTGGTATTACTTTTGAAGATCCCTCTGGTGCTGGTAACAAGCACCGCTTCACAATGGAGAAGCGTGACTCTAAGTCAATCCTTGCTATCAACGGTCTGGTACAAAAACCACTTTCATTCACTTCCATTTCCTATGATCTTGAAGTTCCTGTCAATGGTTTTGTAACCGCATTTGTTCTTAGTGGTCTTAGCACAGTTGTTTCTGGTGATCTTATTAGAATTGATGATGAATATAATATTGTCAATACTGTTGGTTTTGGCACCACCTCTGTTGGACCTATCACTGGTATTGGAACATGGAGTCTTGTAGAAGTTGAGCGTGGTGCAGTTGGATCAGCAGCGACAGATCACGCAGCAGGCACATTGGGAAGAATCTACAGAGGATCTTTCCAGATTGTTAATAGTAATGTTCACTTTACAGAAGCTCCTCTTGGTGGTGACTTGGGTCAGACTGATCCTAGTAATCTCCCATATCCTAGAGCATCTTTTGGTGGTAGAACCTATCTCAGACAAGACTACGACACTAACCAAATCTTTGATGACATTTCTGACAAGTTTGATGGTCTAGAAAATACATTTGCATTATCTTCTGCTGGTGCTGCTGTTACTGGTATTGGTACAACTGGTGGTAACGGCGTTCTGTTTGTTAACAGCATGTTCCAAGCTCCGTTTGGATTCAACAATGCTGGATCTTATAACTTCCAAATCATCGAACAAACAGTAGGAGGTATTGCAAGTGTCCAGTTTACTGGTATCACCTCAGTTGGATATACAGATCTAATTATTGATGAAGGGGATATTAATGAAAACCAGCTTCCTAGGGGCGGTATCATTGTCTCTCTGGCGTCTACACCTGGTCGTGGATACGCTGCGTTTGCTGGTGCTAGGGTCAAACTAGAGATTGGTGCTGGAAACTCTATCACGGGCGTTGTAGGCGTTCCTACGACAGGCATCTCTTACGATATTATTGATGCACAATATGATAATAAGACAGGTATCTTGACTGTTTCTACTCTCAAGAGTCATGGTCTTAGACTTGAAGACCAAATGAAGTTGGATAGACTTAAGTTTGCATGTCCTAAGAATGATGTCGGAACTCCTAGTGGTGTTGCATATAATCCAGCTACAGGTATTACGACTATTACATTCCCATCTGCTCATGGTTTAGTAAATGGTGATGCAATCTCTATCGACACTGATAGTCTCACATTCAGTTGCGCGATGGGCACGGGTAACAAAACATATCCTCGTTCTACTGACCCAATCAACGGTGAGTATTTGACAATCTCTAATGTCACTACAAATACTCTGAGAGTTAATGTAGGTGCTGCTGGAACTAATGTTTATTGGAATCCCACAGGTGCAGATTATGATCCTAATGTAGGTATCATGACTGTTACTATTGGCACACATGATTTGTATGTTGGTAAGGGAGTAGTAATCCCAGACAACTCATTTACATTTACATGTGCTCAAAACGGTAATGCTACTAACCACACATATCCTCGTGCCACCGATCCAGCTTCTGGAGCATCTCTTGATGTTGTTGCAATTGGTACGGTAACTGCAAATATTACTGCTGCCCAATATGATCCAACCGCAGGTATCCTAACAGCAACTTCTGCAGGTCATAACCTGATGGTTGGCAATAGAGTACAGATTCAGGGTAATTCTTTAACATTCACATGTACTAAGGATGGTAATGCAACCAATCACACATATCCAAGATCTACTGATCAAGTTAATGGTAAGTGGGTAGCAGTTGCAAGCACAGATGCAAATACATTCTCTATTGATGTAGGCGCGTCTCCTGTTAATGAAAGATATGATCACACCTTCATTGCTGCTGCTTCTGGTGCATTAGTCAAGCAAACAGGAACAATTGAGCTGAATGTTGGTACAGGTGGAACAGGAACATCAGCACATACATTTGTCTCTGCTGCCACTAGTGCAGTTCAGTCTCTACCTCAGTCTGTACATACATTTATCAGTGCAACTACAAATGCGATTAAGACTCTAAATTATCAGGGCATTACCACCAGTTTCTTCCCAGACTACGAAGACTCGCTTCCTGTTACTGGAATTATTTCCGCAAGAACATTTAAGACACTGGTTGGTCCTTCGACTATTCCACACAATTATGTAAGTGGTGGCACAGTTGCACAATATTATGCTCTGTCATTTGGATCTGGTTATCAGACGGGTCTTGGAACTATTGGTATTGCAGTCACTGATTATGAGTATGCTCATACATTCTCATCAGCTGGTTTAGGTTCTATTACTGCTAATACTGGTTCTGCTTATACTGCAACCACTGCAAGTTATGCATCTACAACTGGTAATCTAATTCTTACAATTCCTAACCATGGTTTGACAACCAGCAACACTGTTGCTATCGCAACTGATTCTATTGGATTTAAGTGCTCTAGAGATAATTATCTTGGAGAGCACCTGTATCCAAGACCTACAGATCCTGTTGCTGGCATCTTTACATCGATTAATGCTGTAACCACTAATACAATCGCAGTTAATATTGGTGTTGGTGGTGGTGCTGGAACTGGAGCTGATATCAGCGCAGTTGTTGGTGCAGGCGGAACTCTGATCTTTACTGTCAATGATGGCGGTAGTAACTATGTAAACGCAACTGCTTTACCACCAGAACCCAACGGTGAGAATATGCCTATTGTTGGCATATCTAGGATTGGATTGGGCAACACTACCACAACTGGTGTTGGTGCATCTATTAGCGTTCAGGTTCTTGGAGTAAGCACTGCTACTGGTATTGGATCCACACTCTTTGAAGTCAAAGAATTTGAATTCAGTAAGAAGGGTTATGGATTTAAGCGTGGCGATAAGTTTACAGTAGCTGGTTTGTCTACTGATCCTAACGCTGGCGATGACTTCCAAGAATTCGAGATTGAGGTAGTTTCTGTCTTTACTGACCAGATCGCATCTTGGCAGTTTGGTAATATTGATTATATTGATAGTATTAAGTCCGAACAGGATGGCAGCAGAAAGAGATTCCCACTTTATTATGAAAGAAACCTGGTTAGTTTTGAAACAGATCTCAATGATTTAGACTCTAAGGAGATTGATCTTTCTACGGTTCTTCTTGTCTTTATCAATGGTGTCATCCAAGAACCTGGTAAGAATTATGATTTTACTGGTGGTTCTGTATTGGAGTTTACTACTGCTCCTACAGAAGAAGATAATGTTGTCATCTTCTTCTACAGAGGAACTATTGGACAAGATAGTTTCATCTTTGATGTTAAAGAAAATGTCAAAGTTGGTGATAATCTGAAGATTAATAAGAGTACTGATGTTGAATTTAATAGAGTTCCACAAGATAGCAGAAGTGGTGCTCAAGAGCGTGAAAGAATTGTAACTAGAATTGATAGTGCTGCTACTCTGGAAACTCCCTTCTATCAGGGTGTTGGTATTAGTAATGATGTATTTAAACCAGTAACTTGGAATAAACAGAAGAGAGATTACATCATTGAAGGATCTTTAGTCACCAAAGCTAGAGATTCTATTGAAGCTCTAATTATGCCTTATGCACATATTATCGGTGACTTTAGAGCTACCGATGCCGAAGTATTTGTTGATTCCACTGCATTGTTTAGGGGAACCACAGATGCTCTGTCAGCAGACGCTATGGGTCTATTTGCTTTTGCAGAAGTTGGTTTTGGCACAACTGCACAAACTGGAGTCAATGCCGAAAACTTGACTGGTGTTCCTATTCTTAATGCAAATATCCAAGGTTACATTGGTGTTGTTACTGGCATTTCTACCTGTCCTGGTATTGGTACTGACCTTGCATTGAAGATTGACTTTGATATTGCTGATCTTGTCAACAATACTGCCAATGTTTCTGGATTTGTGACTGACATGCCGTTCAAGCTGTATGGCACGGGCATCAATACGCTTGGTGCTGCTGTAACTAGCATCTTTGATCATGACAGCAGAATTGTTTCAATCAGCACTTTCTATGGTGATAACATTTACCAAACATCTGCTATCTCATTTAAGAATGGTGGTAGAAATGGAATCATTACTGCGAACATCGCATCTTATACTGATGTAAGTGATTTTGTTGGAATCGGATCCACAGCAGTTCCTTACTGTCACCTGACTTGGGGCAAATTCTCTGGATTCAGTCGAGAGGCTAATCCAGTATCGTTTGGAGTGTCTGGATTCACTTATACTGATGATCTTGATAACTATCCAATAGTTCAGCGTAGAGGCGTTGGTTTACGGGAGACTGGAGCCCTGCCGAAGCGGTTATAAATAGAAAAAAACCAGGATTCTTATTGCTTATTAATAATGGCTGCAATCATTACCGACCAATTTAGGATTATTAATGCCAACAATTTTGTTGAATCCGTTATTAGTGGCGATAATTCCTACTACACATTTCTGAGTCTAGCGAATCCTACAATTGCAGGATACGGTAGAACTAGTACTTGGAATAGTACGACTATTCAACCACCATCTCCAGTAGATAGTATCAGTTACAGTAACCATGTATACGATACTATGCTATTTGGAAGAAAAGTTCTTCCTGGCGATGTTCGTAGACTAGTTCGTAAAACTCAGTGGACAAAAGGTACATCATATGATATGTACCGACATGACTATGATACAAACAATAGATCTCTGGTTTCCAACTCTAGTAGATTATATTCTGCGAACTACTATGTAATGAATAAAGACTTCCGAGTCTATATTTGTATTGATAATGGTGCAGCTGGTATTAACTCCATCGCGGGAGCATCACTGGATGAACCAACATTTACTGATTTGGAACCATCCGCTGCTGGGACGAGTGGTGACGGTTATCTATGGAAATACCTCTTTACTGTTCCTCCCGCTGATATCGTCAAATTTGACTCAACCGAATATGTAGCTGTGCCCAATCAATGGAGCACATCCACAGAAAATGAAATTAAGGTTGTTAGAGATAATGGAGACTCAACAGTAAATAATAATCAAATTAAAGTAGTTTCTATTGATGAACAAGGTGCTGGTTATGCATTCTTAGCATCTCCGATTGAAGTCGATATCTTAGGAGACGGCACTGGCGGCAAAGTCAGAGTCCAGACAAATACAGCTGGACAAATTATTTCCGCAAAAGTAACTGCGGGTGGTCAAGGATATAGTTTTGGTAGAGTTGATCTGTCTTCTATTAACGGAACTGCTACTAAATTTGCAAGACTGGCTCCAATCATTCCTCCTTCTAGAGGTCATGGATATGATCTTTATAAAGAGTTGGGTACAGATAAAGTTCTAATCTACACTAGATTTGATAATTCCAGTTATGACTTTATTTCAGATACAGTATTTGCTCAGGTAGGTCTTGTCAAAAACCCAGTATCAGCTGGTGCTGGTTCTACCGCTCTTTTGAATACCTCTGAGTTTACTGCTGCTAGTGCTTTGAAATTTACAGGAGATATTACACAGACTCTTGCGATTGGTAGTGAAATTACACAAAATGTACCTGGTGTAGGAACTGCAAGAGGGTATGTCGCATCATATGACACTTCTACTAAAGTAATTAAGTATTTCTCTGACAGAAATCTTTATTTGCATCCTGATAAGTATGATCAAACGGACAATATTGGTGTTAACCTCGATGCCAAGGTTGTTCCTTTCACTGCAGGTGCTGATGCAGTTACCTCTGGATCATTTAGTGTAACCATTGATTCTGGATTTACTGGTATCTCTACTGTTACTCCATCAGGTAAAGTTGTTGATCTAGGTGTGTCTTATACCAATGGTCTTGCTGGTCCTGAACTAAATAAGAGGACTGGCGAAATTATTTACCTAGACAATAGACCGTCTATTTCTAGAAATGAGCGTCAAAAAGAAGACATTAAAATTGTTTTAGAATTCTAAGAAGATGCCACAACAGACTAACTTAAATGTCAGCCCATATTATGACGACTTTGATCCCACAAAGGGGTATCACAGAGTTCTGTTCAAACCTGGGTTTCCTGTTCAGGCTAGGGAATTATCGACATTGCAGTCGATTCTACAGAACCAAGTAGAATCTTTTGGAACGCATATGTTCAAAGAGGGATCCATGGTGGTCCCTGGTGGTGTTACATTTGACCCGCAATATTTTGCTGTTCAAATTAATCCTACGCACCTTGGTATTGATGTTGGCGTTTATGCCCAGTCTTTTGTTGGCACTAGAATCAGAGGTCAAAGCACTGGAGTTACTGCTAAGGTTGTAAATTATATTACAGCAGCGCAATCTGATAAGGATTACGACACATTATATGTAAAATATATCAATTCAAGTAGCAGCGGCGATTTTTCTTTCTTTGATAATTCCGAAATTCTTATTGCTGAAGAACCTGTTACTTACGGAAATACAACAATCAACGCTGGTTCTACCTTTGCGTCTACAATTAGTATTGATTCATGTCTTACTGGATCTGCAGCTTCGGTTGATGATGGTATCTACTTTATCAGAGGTCACTTTGTTAGAGTAAATAAGCAAACAATTATTTTAGATCAGTACAATCCCGATCCATCTAAAAGAATTGGTCTTAGAGTTGTAGAGTCTACAGTATCTGCTAAGGCAGATGAAACTCTTTACGATAACGCAAAAGGTTTCTCAAACTTTGCAGCTCCTGGTGCAGATAGATTTAAAATTGAGTTAGAGTTGTTCACCAAAGATCTTGGTGAATTTGATGATACTGATTTCGTAGAAATTGTACGAGTCAAAGATGGCGAAACCTTTAATCTTAAGATAGATACTGAATACAATAGAATTAGAGATTATCTTGCAAAAAGAACATATGATGAGTCTGGAAACTATACTGTAGAATCCTTCAAGTGTGCTATTGCTGATTGCTTGAATGATAGAGAGGGTAATGAGGGTGTATATTTTGATGATCAAACCACATTCGATGGTAACGAACCTGGTGAAGATCTAGCTTGTTTGAAGATTAGTTCTGGTAAAGCATATGTCTATGGATATGATGTAGATAAACCAAGTCCAACCATCATTGATTTTGATAAACCAAGAGATGTTGAGGATGTTACTGGGTCTCAATTCATCTTTGAAATGGGCAACAAGTTTGTTGTCAATGATGTAGTTGGTGTTGCCACTCTTACAAATAGAATTGATTTATACAGTGGTCCTAACAATGGTGTAAGCCATCTGGCACCTGGCACCGCGACTAAGATTGGTGATGCAAAAATCTATAACTTTGGTCTGAAAGATTCCGCTTATGAGAATGACGGTACAGATTGGAATCTGTATTTGTATGATATCCAGACATATACTGAACTACAACTCAATGAGAATGTCAGTGCCACTGAAATGATTCTCTCTTCCTACATTGAAGGTGTAGAGAGTGGTGCATCTGGTTATGCTGTAGCTGCAGGTGCAGGTAGCAGCACGATTAATATCACACAGGTCTCTGGCACCTTTATTGCAGGTGAAAAAGTAAAAATTAATGGTAGAGAAGATATCTCTAGAACTGTAGAGGGATCAACTCGCTATGGCATCAACGATGTCTATAGCTTTGATCAAGATCCTGGTAATTTTGATTGCCAGAAGAAACTGACGAAGAGACCAGTTGCCTCTATTGGAGACGCTGAAGTTAAGGTTGATCAATCTGACGGTAAGGTAACCTCAGGTTCTAATGTTGACTTTAGAGCTTTCAAACCTGGTGATGTTGTTATCTTTGAGGCACCTAACACAAGAGCTGGTGTCAATACATCAGTTCTTACTAGAAATGTTGTTCGTGATGTTGAGGCAAATGGTGCATCGATGAGAGTCGGTGCCATGACAACGGTCTCTGATCTATTTGATGGCGGTGTTAAAAACTTTACTGGAAGAATTTTCAGAGGACAGCAAGATGTTTCTCTGGTCAATAGTTCTCTCATTGCTCCTATTCCCGATTCTCTCGTTGAGAATGTAGACTTTACAGATTCTACACTTCGCCTCAGTGCTCAGGTTAGGAACGAAACAACCAGTGCCACTGGTGTATTGGTTGTCTCAATTAGTTCTGTAGATCTTGATGATGTAGTATTTGTACCGTTTGATCAAGAAGATTATCAAGTAGTTTACAGCAACGGAACTATTGCGACTATTGATTCGTCTCAAGTCACAATTACCAATGGAACTCAACTTACTATTACAGGTCTCGCGTTTAGTCAGAGTAATGTAACAGTAAATGTTGTAGTTGAAAAGCAGGTAATTAAGAACAAGGTAAAAGATTATATTAGATGCACTCAAACTGCTATCACTAGATCAACTAATCTTAGATCTGGTGTTGGTATTCAAACCAGTGTTAATGATGGTTTGAACCATAGTAATTTGTATGGTATTAGAGTTCAAGATAGAGAAATTTGTCTTAACTATCCTGATGTTGCTAATATCGTAGCAGTATATGAATCTCTTGATCTCAACGCTCCTATCTTAGATAAACTTACATTTACATCTACTGACGATATCTTTAACACAGCTATTGTTGGTGAGTTAATCTTTGGCGAAACTAGCAAGGCACTTGCCACTGTAGTTTCTATTGATTCTGGAAGTAATCAAATCAGTGTTGTTTACAAGAACAATGACAGATTTAATGTTCTAGAGAATCTGACATTTAGAGAGTCGAACACATCTGCTGTATGTCAAGCTCTTACTCCTGGTAAGTACAGAAATATCACATCTAACTATATTCTTGATAAGGGTCAAGAAAATCAATATTATGACTATTCTAGAATTACCAAAAACTCTGGGGGATATACTCCTTCCAAGCAGTTACTGATCATCTTCAATAGATTTGAAGTTCCAGCGTCCGATACTGGTGATGTATTTACTGTCAACAGTTATAATGAAGAGAGATATAAAGACGATATCCCTCAAATTGGTCCAAGTCAAATCTTTGCTCATGATGTTCTTGATTTTAGACCGAGAGTTGATACATTTGATCCAAGCACTGCTACCGTTTCTCCATTCTTCTATACAGCAAGAGATTTTTCTGGAAAACCAGATAGAATTCTGACACCTAATGGAAGCTGTATTTTTGATTATTCATTCTACCTCTCAAGAATTGATAAGTTAGTTATTGAAGCTGGTACTGATGAATTTAATCTGGTAAGAGGTAGACCAGCAAGAGCTCCTATTGCACCCAATCCACCTGAAAGGTCAATGGAGGTTGCAACAATCTTGCTTCCTGCATATCTTAGAGATGTATCAGAATCTAGAGTTTATCATAAGGAGAATAAGCGTTATACAATGCGCGATATTGACAATATCGCGAAGAGAGTAGCAAACCTTGAAGAAGTTACTACACTATCTCTTCTGGAGAGATCTGTTGAGTCTATCCAAGTTAAGGATGCAAATGGATTAGACAGATTTAAGTCTGGTTTCTTTGTAGATAGTTTTAAAGATGAGTCTTTCATCCACCCATCTGCTCCTGTTGATATTGATACTGACTTGAATGAACTCAGACCTCTGAGAACTCTTGATACTATTAATTTACAACTTGCTGGTTCTGTTAATTTGCCCGCTGAGCAAATTGATTTCAACACCGACTTTGAACTCTTAGACTCTGAGAATACTCAAAAGACTGGTAGTCTGGTCACGCTGAAGTATGAGGAAGAAGTATACCTTGAACAGGAGTTTGCTACAAAGGTAAACAATGTTAACCCCTTCCATGTTGTATCTTATACAGGTACTATTGAGTTAACTCCTTCTGTTGATAACTGGATCAATACACAGAGAACTCAAAATACTATTAGAGATACTATTGGTATTACGGTTTTCAATAACCAGGTAACTGCTAATCTCTCCGTATCTCAAGGTGGATCATTAGGCGGTAGAGCTAGCACTACAACCAGAGAAATTGGTAGAACAGTTCAAAGAGATGACATCAGATCAGAGAATACATTTATCGCTGCTGAAAACTTTGATCCATTCTGCCGTTCTAGAAATATTGACTTTAGATCTATTGGTCTGAAACCTACAACTACATACTTCCCCTTCTTCGATAATCAGGGCGGAATTGATGTTGTTCCTAAACTACTTCAGGTCAGAGATGTTTCTGGTTCATTCACTGTTGGTGAAACTGTAAGAGGAACTGCTGTCAATGGCACTGATACTGTTTTTGAATTTAGACTCTGCACACCAAATCATAAGGCAGGTGCTTTTAACAATCCTTCTGAGACCTTCTTAGTTAATCCTTATGACTCAACTGTACCTCTTCCTAATGGTTACTCACAGGCATCTACAGTTCTGAATGTAGACACTGCAGCATTAGCAGAGGCAGCTCAAGGTGCATTCTTTGGTTTTGCTGAAGAGGGTATGGTTCTTAGAGGTGTTAGCAGTGGTGCTCAGGCAACTGTATCAGCTCTTAACTTAGTATCGGACGACTTTGGTGATCTTCTTGGTTCCATCTTCATTCAAGACCCCAACCAGACTCCCGCACCAACCGTAAGAATTAGATCTGGTAATAGAGAATTTAAGCTTACATCTAGTCAGAGCAACGCTACTCCAGTTATTGGCGAGACTTCAATTTCTACTGCTATTGGTAGATATCTTGCAACTGGTACGACAAGAGTTATTCAGACAGATATTAGAGTTACAACTCTTGAAACGACTACGGTCACTAATCTGTCTACGATTAACCTTAGCATTTCTGTGCCGCCGCCACCTCCACCACCGCCGCCAGCACCGCCGCCAGCTCCAGTACCTCGTCGTAGGAACACCTCTAGAAGAGTTAGGCGTCAAATCCGTCGTATTCGTAGACGGGCTAGAAATAACAGAAGAAGAACTCGTAACTTACGCAGGAGAATTCGGCGTAGGAGAAGGCGGAGAAGGCGGAGAAGAAGAAATAGAGACCCGTTAGCACAATCATTCCTGGTAGGACCTGAGGGTGCGTGGATTACCTCTATTGATGTATTCTTTAAAACGAAGTCTACGGGCACAACTCCAGTAACATGCGAGATTAGAACAGTAGAACTTGGTCTGCCTACTTTGGATATGGTAGATAAGCACGCGACTGTAACTCTTCGTCCGAATGATGTTAAGACATCTGAGGATGGAACTGTTGCTACGAATATCAAGTTCAAGTCTCCAGTTTATCTCGAACCCACAACTCAATATGCAATCGTTCTCTTGTCTGAGAGTGATGAATATGAATGTTTCTGTGGCGAGATGGGTCAGAAGGCTCTTAATACTCAAACATTACCTGAGGCACAGGGCAGAATCTACTCACAGCAGTGGGCATTGGGTTCTCTATTCAAGTCTCAAAATGGTTCTACTTGGACTCCTACACAGTTTGAAGATCTTACCTTCAAAATGTATAGAGCGAAGTTTACAAGTTCCACTGGTACTGTAACCTTCCACAACCCTCCGATTAGACCTAATAATGGTTATCTCGATACTCTGAATTTCCACCCAATCACATCAATTCCTAAGTTAGCTACACTGGGTATTCAAACTACTACAGACGCTGGCATTATTGGAACTGTATTTGCTGAAGGTAGAAAGATTACAGAAACCATTGAGAACTTCCGTTATGGTTATATTGATGCCAAGGGCGGTCCTGTTGATGGCACTGTTGGTATTCTTACTGGCGGTAAGGCATATGGAACACCTACAAACCCTGTAAGCACATATAACATCACTGGTGAAGGATCTGGACTGACTCTTAATGTCACCGTATCTGCTGGTCAATCTGCAATTACTGCTGCTACAGTTGTTGCGTCTGGCACAGGATATAAGGTTGGTGATGTTGTGGGTATCGTAACTGCTGGCACAGCTGGTGGTGGTTCAGGAGTTCGTATCGGTATTAACACTATCAATGGTATTGATACTCTGTATCTGACTGATGTTCAAGCTGAAGAGTTTGATACAACATCTGGAACTAACAAGCTACAGTATCATCATGATTCTGGATCTATTATCAATACTACTCTTGATATTCTTTCATATCAAGATGAAGGATCGTTCTTCACTGGAGAATACTTCCTTGTAGAGCAACTTGATCATGGCATGTATGGTGTAAACAACAAGGTTCTCATTGAAGGTGCTATTCCTTCCACAGTTCCTACTGAACTTAGTGTTGAGACTCTTGCTAGTGAGACAACCATTTCTGTTGCTTCTACCGAAGTCTTTGAAAACTTTGAGGGTGTTGCAGTTAGTGCTGCAAATACTGGATATGCACTTCTTGGTGGAAGTGAAATCATTTCCTACACTCAAGTTGGAATGACAAGTATTGGTGGTGTTACTAGAGGTACAGATTCTACTACAGCTCTGAACCACAAGAAGGATACTGCCATTGCTAAGTATGAACTGTTTGGTGTTTCTCTGAGAAGAATTAATGCTGAGCATGATGTTATTACTGATGGTGTTCAACCTGATAGTTACTATGTCAAGATTGATCGTGGAACTAGCAGAAATTCTGATGATACTGTAAATGACTTCCCGCAGTTGTCCTTTACTGAGTCATCTTCAGGTGGTGGTGAGAGAGTACACTCTACCAAGAACTATCTGTATGACAGCATAAGACCTCTTATCAGAGCGTCTACCTTCGGTGGTACGGATTTCATCACAGCACAGATACGAAGCGTCAGCGGGTCTTCTGCGTCTGGTGGTGAGGTATCCTTCATCGATCAAGGTCTTGAAGAAATCGATCTCAATAGAGATAACGAGCTTACTAGTGTTAGATTGATTGCATCTGCTGTCAACGAAAAAGAAAACACTGCAGATCTTGAAAGAGGCAAGTCCTTTACCATTGAACTGGAACTTGAGAATGAGGAAGATGATTACAACTCACCTTGTATTGATCTTGAGACTGTTGAAGCTCAGTTGTTAGAGAATAGACTCAACAAACCGATTGATAACTATGTTACCGATCCTAGAGCAAATGCTAGATTCAATGATCCGCATAGTTCTTACTACATGTCGAACCCAATCTACATTAAGAATCCTGCAACTTCTCTGAAGGTTCTGTTTGATGCTCGGAGACCTGCTTCTGCTGAGTTTAGAGTTTCCTACTCTCTCCTCACATCTGACAGCAGTTCTGTTCCTACATTTGAATTGTTCCCTGGATATCCGAATCTTGTGGATACTGATGGATCTGGATTCGGTGATAAGGTAATTGATCCTAGTGCTAATACAGGTCTACCTGATAGTGAGACAACTGCTGATCCAACTCAATATAAAGAGTATGAATACTCCATTGACAATCTTCCTAGTTTCACTGGATTCCAAATTAAAATTGCAATCAACGGAACTAATCAAGCAGAGTATCCAATTTTGAAAAACCTGAGAGCACTTGCCATCGCATGACACAATACATTAAAGTCGAAGGTCATGATAACCTCGTCCGTGACAAACAAACAGGAGCTATCCTTAATAACGATAGCTCCTCCTATCAAGCTTATATGAGACAGAAACAAGTAAAGCTGTCTGAAAGAAACGAAATTGAAAAACTTAAGAGTGAGGTCGGTGAAATTAAGGACATGCTTAAAGTAATTATTGAGAAGTTATGAGTAGAGATCCACATTCTGAATTTCTTAGATACCATGGATTTGGTGAGGGAATCTCAAGCGTACAAGAGCAATCTGAGATGGAGTTGCTTAGAGCCGAGATCGCTGAGGTTAAGAATACTATGCAACAAGTATTACAGGAGTTAAGGAAACTAAATACCTAATAGGATACCCGTGATATCAAAGGATGGCAGTCTACATCGCCAATCTCCAACTTGATACTGGTGTTGATTTCCAACACGGTTTCAGTTTGGGTGACAATGATACAGGCACCTACCTGAATCTGAACAACTATACCGCCAGATCTCAAATGAGAAAATGGGCGGGAAGTTCGACTGCAGTGTCTTTTGCATCTACAGTAACCGACGCTGAATTAGGTCAAATCCAAATATCATTGGCTTCGACTTTAACATCGGATATTAAACCTGGACGATATGTATATGATGTAACTCTTGAAGACTCTGGGGGCTTTAAATATAAGGTCGTTGAAGGAATGGTCGTAGTTAGAGCAGGAGTAACACGATAATGCCATCTCAACTCAGAATAGGCACCTCCAATCAAGTAAAAGTCATCGCCAGTGGTTCTCTCGGCGGGGGATCAGGCGGTAGACTGACATTGCTTTCAGATGTTAACGCAACTAATCTGGAAGACGGTAGCATTTTGGTTTATGAAGCGGCGACTAATGCGTTCAAAACAACTAAAAATTTCCCCGCTGCCATTATTGACGGAGGTGTCTTCTAATGTCCGCAACGATTCTATTAAAAAGGACACTTGGCACCTCTCCACCGAACATCGCACCCGTTGGTACTGGCGTATCGTTTGGTGAATTAATCTACACTTACGACACCAGTGATGTTGGTGCTGGCAAGTCGTATAAGAAATTATATATTGGTAACCCTGCTGGTCCTGGTTCAGCACCAATTCCTATTGGTGGTGAATACTATACCAGTCTTTTTAATGACAATCCAGCCGATTACGGCAAACCTCAAGCATCTAAAGTCCTTATTCTTGATGATCAAGGACGAGTTGCTTCCTGGACAGTTGTAGATGATTTCTACACTGCAGGTGTTGGTACAGTTGCTGGCAACTTCAATGTTGGTGGTAACCTTAATGTAACTGGTGACCTCGTTTATGATGAGGCAAACGCTAGAAATTGGAATGTTACTGGCGTAGCAACTGCTGCAACTTTGGTTGTAACAGATGCAGCTTTCACGAAGGGCGATATTCCCAATCTGTTTGCAAATACAGGTATTGTAACCACTCTGAGTGGTACAAGTGCTGATTACTACGAAGTAAATGTAGGACATGCACTTACTGCAAATAATGTAGAGATTACTGGGGTATCATCCTTCAGTAATATTACATTTTCCAATGATATTATTAGAGTTGGTCGTGACGCTGCTGTAGGTCTTAGCAGCGCCGACTCTTCAATCTTTATTGGTGATTTTGCTGCAGCTGGTATGGGTCAAACGACCCTCAACCGTCGCAATATTGCGATTGGTGCCAGTGCAATGCAATACGCTGGTATTCTTTCCAGCTTTGATGAATTAGAATCTAACATCGTTATTGGTAACTTCGCAGGTTATAGACTGCAAGGTACTAAGAACCTGATGCTTGGTGATAAGGTAGGTTTTGCCTTATCTTCCAGCGGTAATGACGAGAACATTGCTCTGGGTAACCAGGCGATGTATGGTGAGACTTTCCCTGTTGTTGACGGGGTAACTCTCAGCGTTAATGTTGGTGATCAAACTGCTCTTGCTAACTACGACCAGACAGAAGATGTAACCGAGACCAGTGGATCTGGTCAAGGTCTGTTAGTTAGAATTCAGACTGGTTCTACTGGTCTGATCACTAACATCGAAATCATGGCTCCTGGCGATGGTTACGAGGTTGGTGATACATTCACCATGCCGTTTGGTTTCCAGACTCTTACAGGTAGCGTAACCAGCAAGAATGGTCGCTTCCTGAGTGGTGGTACAGGAACCAGACAGCAGCAAAGAAATATTGCTATTGGTCCTTACACTCTCTTCAGTGTAGACGGTAGTAAGAACATTGCCATTGGTTACTCTGCAGGTAACGAGACTCTTGGCAGTGGCAATGTCGTCATTGGTTATGAGCGAAATGTTGCTATCGGAGATAGTGATAACCAGCTCGTAATTGGTAATCAAAATATTAACTGGATCGACGGTAACCAACTTGGTTATGTCGGTATTGGCACCACACGACCCTTTGGATTGCTCGATGTTGGTGGTGTATTCATCATTGATAAGGGCACTGGTAATACAGTAATCTCTGGCGTAGTAACTGCGCCGCAACTCGATGTCGATAACCTTGGCATCGAAGATATCAAGGTCACTGCTGGTTTAGCAACTGACTTTGCAATTACCAACGCTAAGATTCAGTCAGGTATTATTACTGACACTGTTGGTACTGCTGCAAC